GCTTTCATAACCGGTTCCCATCCCAAAGTAGCAACCGCAGTCGGATAAGATGCCGCCTGTTTCATAATAACTGACCAGTTTCCAGTCAGAACTGCTCCAGCAAAATTTCCCCGAAGCATATCAAAGACCGTCGATTCTCCCGCCCTTGCATTCTGCAAATCAGCGAGTAGGTTATCAATATACTTCGTTGCCATTCTTCCCCATACATCCTGCATTGCCTTATGAACAGTATCATCTTGTACCATTACAGATTTCGCAGATACATCAGCACTATCCGCATCAGTAACTTTCCACGTAGCTCCATTATATACTTTATTAAAGTTACGAATCGGAATCGCAAGACCGCCAAACTCCGATGTCATTTTCAAAGAACGCTGCGCTGTGTCAATTATACTCTCCATTACCAATGGCTTAACAGATTGTACACGCTCCTTCAAAAATCCGGCTCCCTCTAAAGTCTTATCCATTTTCAAACTAGTAATATCCGTAGTTACATAGTTCTTATCAACAGAAATCGGATAATAATTCTTCTCATTTGCTTTTTTAAATCCGTACAACTCCATTGAGGTTTCATTAATCACACTACCGGTGTACTCGTGGAACAACTTTTTAAAGGCATGAAGAACCTTTTTCTCTTCCGGGGACATGGCATCTTCCATCGCCTGAATTTTTGCAGAGGTTACCCCTTTTGCTAATTTTGTTTTATCATAAGCACCTTTTTTGTCCCCCTTCAAATATAAGTCCATATTTGGCATAGTGACGCCACCATAAACCATATGTCGTAAATTGTCCTTATTCATACCATGCATTACAAGAGCCATACGCATTCCTTTTGTCACTTTTACTTTCTTACCATCTTCATAAACAAGACCAGTGTCAACCATTCCCTGCTTCTTATCAAAAGTTTTCATCAGTTTTACCACATTTTCATCCTGCATTACATCGGCAAGAATAGCTTCTCCTTGCTGCTGAATTGTCAGCATTTTACGCTGTCCTTCATTTAATTCTTTCCATTCCTGCATAAACTCTCCATCCGCGTATCCGGTAATCCGGCGAAATGCACGATAGGAATTTAGAGATTTCAATGCATACTCAGGCAGTTTTCTTATGACTTTATGCGTACTCATAAATGAACTTACACCTTTTGCCGAACGTACTTCCCGAATTACCTGTTCTGCTGCCTTTGTCGCATCAATTTCTCCTTCTTTGCGAATTAATTCGGTTGCCCTCCGGATTGTTTTGTATACCGTTTTCATCGCATCATAAACCTCATTTAATTCCTCGGAAGATAAATCATAAATGCTATTTCCATCAGTCTTAAATTTATTAGTAATACGCTGTAGTTCATAAGCAATATCAGCATCATACTCGGATGCATAGTTATAATCGGAATCTTTTTTCATTGCTTCAAAATGCTGTCTCGCATCATCTAACGCATTATATAATTGAGTTCCTTCTTTCGCGCCTAAATTGACAGCCTCGCACACATCAATTACAGACCGAACCAAATCTTGTGGCACATACATCCCCTCTTTTGGTTTCATCAGCATTTGTCTCATCTGCTTATGCAAACGACGAATCTTATTCTTTGCTTCTGTCTGTTTTTTCTGCTCCGATAAATTCTTACGGTACTGACGATTCTCAATCTTCATTTCCGCTATCTTTTTCACCTGACTCTTTTTCAACCGCTCAATGTAACGCTTTTGCTTATCAATCTCATACTGATACTTACGAATCAGTTCTCCGTTTTGTGTCGTCTCAATCACATTTGCATAATCATGTATCTTAGCATACGCCTCTCGGATTCTCTGATTCTTATTCTTTATCTGATCATCCATACTGACTTTCAAGCCTTCCAAAAATTGTTTCTCACACTCTTTCCGATAATCCTGCAGCATGGTAAGATATACCCGATTTGCCTCTTTCCATTCACGCTCCACTGCCGCATCCGCTTTATCCTTAAAAGTTGCTTTTTGTGGCACATTGCTCATTTCCTTATAAATGTTTAATGCAAGGTCATAAGATGCCTGCTCAATATCTTCCCCATAAGCATTTCGATAAGTTGGTCGCAATCCGTCTAATACCGTCATAACCTCTGCTATCATATCACCATCATTGGTATCCGCCTTAAATAACTCCGGATACTTCTCGCTTAACTCTCCCCAAACCTGTTCAAGAGTCGTCCCCTCCGAAACAATTCTAAGCCGTCCGAAATTACTCTTGCGAAACTCTCCCATACTTCCATACATGTAATTTACTTCACTTTTCTGGGCTTCCGACAACGCAAGTTTTGTTTTACGGAAATACTCTCGTAAATCTTTGTACTCGTTATACAGTGTCATATCTTTTGCTGTGCTTTTTTCAAGGACACCTCGTGCAATTTCAGAAGTAATCTTTAATGCCTCTTTATAATCCGCACCCTCTTCATTCATATAAGCATACAGTTTTGTCAGGTTATCCCGAAATGTTTCTGTATCAAAGGACGAATGATATTTTTTCAATATTTTTTTACATACTACCTCTACACGTGCCGGTTCCGGAATAGTTTTCTTTCCCGGCTTAAATTCACTCTCCAGCGTTTGAATCACCTGACGCAAATATTTGTTCTCCTCCACAAGACTTTCCTCAGTGGACATCGTTTCCGAAAGAGAATGTCGTAAGTGATCTGTTTTTTCTGACACACTTATGGAATATTTTTTTCCTTTCGGAGATAAAATATTATTGACAATTTCCTTGTAACGTGCTAAATTGTCACTATAATCCTGATGAAGTAAGTTCCCTCGGAATTGGACCGTTGGACCCACTGCTTTATCAGGATTTGTTTTTATTATCCTATCCTCGCTCTCTGCTCTTTTAATATATCTTTCAATTGAATCTTTACCATACATGCTTAGCATTATATTGGCATCAACTGTAGCAACTCCTGTTCTTCCCACTCCATTGGGCTTAACTGCCACCACTATAACATTTTCCTGCGAATCCGTAATCGAAGACACCAACACTAAATCCGCACTATTTTTATCCATGTTCGATTTTATCATCATAACCGGTTTCTCAATATCTTTTAGCACCTGCATAAATTTATCTTTTCCTAGATTATGATAATTCCGAATTCCCTTATATCGTCCTTCCTTTCTCGCTTCTTCCGAATTGATTACACTATATACATGTCGGTTCGTCATCAGCATCGGCAATTGGGACCAGCCTATCTCCTGCATGGCTTTTGGTGTCTCTCCCAGATAGACATGGGTGTAATTATTCGGTACCCGGTCTTCCAATACCTTGTCTATCTGTTCTTCCACATCTACTTTGACGGAGTACCGTATATCTTTATTCACTTTTGTCGGATTTTCATTCGTAGTAGCTTTAATCTGTTCGCTATAAAAAGGAATGACAACCTGATGTACATCTCCACCTTGTTTTCCACCTTTATCTATGATTCCGTCATATCCGTTTTCAATCAACACATTTGTTACATAATCTGGTATACTTGTCCACGCTTTTGTGGTTCCATTCTTTCTGTCGTCTTTTACTCGTTCAACGAATTCCATTGGTTCCATATTATTTTTGTCCCACATATCTGCATTATTACCGGTTCCCTTTTTCGCTTTTCTCGCTGCCTTTTCTATTTCATCCATCATTGCATCGGATATATTTTCCGCATCAAAAGGATTGGTGATGTTCAAATACACCTCATATACTTTTTCTTCCCGATATTCCGGATCCAAATATTCCACGTCCGTTATTCCAACCAAAGCAAGAACATCCTTAAACCATGCCTCTTCGCCATATAAATCTCCTGACTGCAGCCAAGCATCTACTAGCGCTTCCAATACATTGCCTTTATGTTCTCGCATCAGATAGGAATCAAAATTACCGTTTCCAGTCGTTGTTCCTTCGTCATATATAATATTTTCATATTCATCATCAATCCGAATATGTCCTGCCTTATCTTGAATATTTTTCTTTTCCAAAGGCGACAATCTGTCCCAGAGTTCACATACCGAGATATCTTCTCCATCTACCTTCACGCGAAATTGAGTAAAATAACTATCATATCTCTCATCATACTCTATGGATGTATCAGACTTATCTTTTGAATACCTTTCTGCAATTCCTTTGTCATCCGTAAAATATGCCATCGGGCCAGAGGTTGCTCTGTCCGGATTAAAATAGTAGCCTACTCTATCTGCTCTCGCCGTACCATGATACATAACTTTTAGTTTGCCGTCTTTATCCAGCACTTTACTGTCTTTGAAATACTCCTTCTGACCATTTGACAGTTTCTTCCCCTCTGAATCCATTGTTGGTACACGTAATGAGCGCCGTATTTCCTCACGCAACTTCTGCACACGTGCATCCTGCTTCTGTTGTGCTTCTCTTGCTGCGTTCAACTGTTCCTCCGACAACATACTCTTTGGCACATATTTCAGAAATTCACCGTATTCCGAATTGACACTCTTAATTATCTGTGCTACACTCACTTCAATAGGAGATTGCTGAGCCGTAGCTGTCTGGTTTTTCCAGGGGCCTACGACCATGACGCTTTCTCCTATTTTATTTAATGTCACTTCCATTCGGATAGTATTATCTCCTCCCATTCTCTCTTTCGCAATTATTTCAACAGGAATTACTCCTGTTCCTTCCTTGTATGCTCCAAGCATAACATATATATTTTTTACACTATGCTCGTCTCTTCTTGTCCCCTTATAAATATCATCATGAATAACAATAGGTACTGCATTCTCTATAATATCTCTTGTATGATACATCATCTGAACGATATCGTTTGCTTTACCATATGCCTGCTTACTCTTGTGTACACTCTCATTGGTACTTCCCTTGGAATACTTGAATTCCAAGTTACCATTTCGATACGTCCCCTCCAATTCAAACTTATCATGAAGCACCTTGAAGAATTTACCAAATTTATAAGGAATCATTTTTTCCAGATTTGCCTTTTCATTAGCTGTCATTGGCATTTCTCTATTTTCCACCTTTATCGTCTCACGCTCAAGCTCCTCAGCACGTTCTGACTCACTCATGCCAACTGACACACTATACCTGCTCTTCACTTCATTCGAAGATATATCCTCGCTCGTAGCTTTATACAGTTCCCCCGCTTTATCTACAGCATCCATAAACAGCTTACGGATTTCCTCCTTTTGTTCCACTTTCAGTTCTGCTGCCAGTCTGGCCGCTTTTGTCATAGGAGTATCATCAATATATTTTTTTATCTTTTCAAATACATGCTTTACCAAATCTGCAATTTTCTTAAATACATTCTTCTTTTCATTTACATCCAGCTTCGTATCTTTCATTACCCAGTCAATAAAGTTTTTTGCCCCGACTTCATCATAAAACACACCACTGACAGCATCGTTGATTAACTCTCCAGCGGCATCCTCATAACTTTTTTCACCTTCCACCTGCTCATAGGCTCTTTGATAAGATTCAATTAAGGCATGGATATCCTCTGCTCCATGTTTCTCTACTAGGTAATTAAGCATCACTCCCATTAATTTCTGATACTCTTTTTCCGACATTACCGATGCAAATTCCAAAGATTCATGTATCACTACACCAAATTTATTTTCTGCATCTTCCGCAAATGCCATCTGTCCTCTATCCATATTCAATAAACCATTTACCGTATCTGCATCTTTATCTGTGAGGGTATTTAAATCCAATACATCCAATCCGGTTTTCTTTGCCAATTCTTTTTTCACGCGAACAAAGCTATCCTTATCCTCCGAAGCATAGCGGTAATCTTGATATTCACCTTTTCCTTTTTTTTGCGCCGGCGCAACTTTGTTTTCTGCCTCTGCTGCCTTTGCGTTTTCTCCATGTGCCTTTCCTAATTCATACGCAAGACGCATTGCTCCCTTGTCACTCATTATACGAAATGACTTAGACGCCTGCATCATTTTATCAAAACTGATACTTCCCAATCTTCCCATGCGATATGCCATACGAAAATTATTTGCATAAACACCGGCATTATCCTTACCATTGTAATAATCTACAAGTGCCGTTGCCGCAGCCGCATTATCCATCTTTGATGCAATGTTAAACAAATCCTGTGTCCCTTCATCCTGAAAAGACAAGTCCGCAAGATTTACTACCTCGCCATCCGTAGTCTCTACTGTAGCCGATTCTTTTCCAATTTCTCGGAATCCTTTCACCTTGACCTGTTCATCGGATGCCGTAAATGCTGCATTCTCTGTCTTTCTAAAATTGGCATTCGTAACATTTTCTGACGGTGCAACATTTCTTTTTTCGACTTCAAGGTCACTCGTAACATTCTGCTTTACCTTTTCCGGCTGCAGTTCTTGTACCTCAACCGGTCGTTGATTCCGTTCCATTTCCTCATCAAGATTCACACTATCGGATGTAGCATCCATATTAGCAATAGCATCTTCCTCCTGCTCTGACACGGATTCATTCTGCACCACCTCTCTTTTTTGATTAAGAGATACCGTTCTTTTCATCGCATTAGAAACAGAGGCATCCATAATGTCATACAATGCCTGCCGCTCGGATTCGAATTTTGCATATTTACTCTTTTTAGCTAACTCCTGTGCTTTCTCACGTGCCATCTGGTCGATTTCTACTCCCAGACTATCCGGCACACCACGAATGGCATCTTCATACGCCCTTGCAAGTTCTCCACTGGTTCTCGCTTCCGTAAAATTGTTTTCTACATTTTCCATGATGTCTACTGAAATTTTACCATACTTTTCCGTATCATCTTTTGCTTTCTCATAGGTATCCATACCCTTTTCTGCAGCATATGTAAGTAAATCTGCTCCTTCGTTTCCCTCTGCAATTGATGTCCCATTCTTTTTCACTAATGACTGATACTGTACTTTCGAGTACACATTCGCATAGGTACCAAAAAGACCACCTGAAAAAGCCCCTGCTGCCGTGTCTTCGCCCACCTGTATCCAGAAGTCTTTCCGTGCATTTTTCTTTGCCTCATCCTTTGACATTCCCTGTTGGATATAATTTTTAACATTTTCATTATACTCACTTTTACTTCCATTAACTGCACGGTCGACAAATGCATTTGCAAAGTCCGAAGCAGCCTCTTCTGACCCTTCTACCGCCCCCTGCTTTACAAGGTTCTTTGCAAAATCACGAAACTGTTTTGGATTTGTTGTTTTTAACGCTTCAAAACTATCCAGTGAAAACTTTTCGCTTGCCCACTCTGCCAAACCGGCTCCCAATCCGGTAATCAAAGACTGTCCGGCACTTCCTGTTCTCTCATAGGTGTCCATGTACGATTGATTTGCGGCATTTGCTCCCATCAACGCACTAGCTGCCCCACCTGCTAACTTGGTTCCCTTAAATCCTTTCGTCACAAGAATATCCGCAGCAGAATCAACCGTGGACATTCCGGCGTTATAGACAAACTTACCAATATCATTATCAATACCTTCGGATACTGTCTGTCTTACATTGTTCGTATAAGAACTGTATGGGTGGCTGGCATGATTAATGGGATAAGACTTATCCGATGACAGGTTTTTAACCGCATGATTTACATCCTCTGCAAGTTCCAACGGTGAAAGCAAGTTTGACCCCACACTTATCGCACTGGATATTACCGGATGTTCGTCTGCTATTTTTCTTGTCCCTTCATCCCATGCCTCCTGTTCTTTATTATCAGTGTTAATGTTCTCGCTATCGATAATGTAATCTACATCAATTCCTTTTTCTTTTAATTCCTTTAACTTAGGAAATTTTTCATATGCTTGTGATAAATACTCCGGATTGCTACTTACTTCCAGCTTATCCTGTATCGTCGGAACTAAATGATTTTTATCTGCACTGTATTTTCTTTTCTCTACCCACACATAATCTGCTGCCTTTTTTACTAACTGCTTATCGGCATCCCCCAGCTTGTCATATTCATGCTCCAGCTCTACTCGTGGCTGATTACTTTCCAGTTCCGACATATACTCGACATTATCCTGGTACTTATTCCACAAACTGGTATATTCCTTGTAATCTTCCCACGATACACCTTTTTTTCCTAACTTTTCCTCAAAATCTTTTGGCTGAACTTTTTCCCATTCTCCCGAAAATCCCCGTTTAAACAGACCACTATCCGCGATTTTTGACTTAAACAAGTCTTTATTTTTCTTCGCATTTGCAAGCGCAGTTTGAATTTCATCATAGTTCATTTGTGATGGATTTCTGTATGTATTACCAGATGAAGTCCGAAATAACTGGTTTGTCTTTTCCGCATTATTATTGCGAACATTACTTCCATTTGTGCTCTGCTGTTCTCTCTGCTTTCTTCTCTGCTGTTCCTGTTTTTCCCTTTGTTCCCGTCTCGGAATTTCCGACAGCATATTATTTTCTGCCTTTGCTGCATTGCGAATCAGCGTATTGGTTCTCTTATACTTTTCGCTGTTCTTTTGCGTTCTTTCTTTAATTTCTACTGCTTTCTCTGCCAATCGACGATAGCGGGATTCTGACTGATTCGTATAGTCGGTATCCGAATACTTTTTATCCTCACCATAATAAGAATCAGCCTTTGCTCTGGTCTCACTGGCTATTTTTTGTCCCTGCATATCTCTTTCATACAACTTGTCCTGGCTCTCAAAATAATTTGATATAATACTCCCGGAACCGGATGCATGATTATTCTGTTTCTTTTTCTTATTTGCCATAATATATATTCTCCTTACTTTTTCTTTTTGCTTTTCTTTGAGGACTGTTTCTTTTTGTTTTTATTCACCTGTTTTTCCAAATAGTCATTGTAAGAGCCTACTGTCTGTAACTCCCTGCTGCTAGGCAGATTTCGCATAAAATCAACATAGGATAATGTAGTCTTCGCATCTGCTCCGGCCGCCACTGCACTGTCATAGGTTGGATATTTGCTTAACCCTCTCGTAGTAGTTCCATCAGAGGTTATATATGTCGGTAAATCTTTTGCTGTATATCCCAATAAAACACTCCATACATAATTGCTTTGATCAGCAGATAACACGCCACTCTTTTCCATATTGTTCAAATATTCTGCGATACCCTGCGTGTCATTGTTCTTAGCCAGTTCCTTAACCTTCGACTTAATATCTGTTGGAATCTTAATTCCACTAGTCGAAGCAGAACTTGTACCCGATGACCTCTTTTTACTAGCTGCTGCAGCGGCGGCCTTAGCTTTTTTTGATAACTGGTAATCCTTATTCTGCCAGTAATTGGATGCGTTCTGCTGCTGTCTCCACTGGCTGTTGCCATTTTGCTGTTCATACTTCCACTGCTGATTAGATACATTCGCGGTATAGTTGTTAAAATCGTTATTATATGCCGCATCATATCGGTTCGCATAATAATTTCTGTCATCCTGCCAATCGCCAACCTTGTCCCGATACTTCGCATAATCGCTTTCGTCAAGTCCCTGATACATAGACAAGTCGGATCTCTGATTATCCAAATCCGTCTGATACCGGTTATACGCTGCCTCGTACAAACTAGGAATTATATTATTCAAGGCTGACATGTTTTCCTGATACGCAAGATTGCCGGCTGTAGCTGCATAAGAGTTTCCATATCCTCCGGACAATGCGGCCGCCTGCGCCGTTGCATTCTGCATCCCTAACTGTGCCTGCCTCTGATACTGGTCCTTATAATTCTGATACAAAGCATCCTTTGTATAGTCATAGGAAAAACCTTTGCGATTTGCAATCGCATCCGCCAATCCGGTTATCTGTGTTCCATACTTACTGGTATAAGCTGCCGGCCTTGCCTTCTCTGTCTTTTGCAATGTACTCTTTGCGGCATTTACTGCTTTCGATGGCGTATAAGACTTTATTGTCGGTGTCTTCACAGTTGTTGCTTTGGTGATTGTTATTTTACTGCTACTGCTCTTCTTTTTCGCCATAATCCTCATCCTCCTCTTCTATGATGGGTTCCTCTACCACCGGTTCCGAACCCCATATTGCAAACACGGCATTTACCACATTTTCTGTCTGCTCCTTCAACAATTCTTCTCTTCCGGATACGGAATTAAGATAGGTTCGTCTATGATTCTCTCCAACCTGAGATTTCACTTCTCCATCAATTAGTACCTTTCTTGTTAAGATGCTCACACTCTCTGTCGACAACATATCTACCGTTTTTTCTTCGTTAATTTCCATTTCAATACCTCCTCGTTAAGCCTTTCTATACCAACCGTATACATACCAACTGTCATATGTTTTTCCGGACGCGTATGCCCCATTCTGAACATAATATGAACCACTGCCGCTAATTAGATTAAATGGTGAATTAGTTCCATTGCCACTCGACACAATTCCAATCGGATAAACATTTGATGGACGACTATGGTCAGGTTCATATGGCAGTCCGCTTATATGATGACAAGCATAACTACTTGTTGTTAATATCATTGCCTCTATAAATACAATGTCTCCCATTCTATAATAATTTCCTGTAGCCGCTGCAATTGACGTTTTAATCTCATTACTTGATGTATTAAACAGTCTAGGAGTCCATGTTCCTTTTTCGTATTCTGCTGTGTATTTTGTATAATTACTTGAATCCAGCAGCGTCTTCCATGTACCCCAAGTTCCACTTGACATGGCTCTATGCTGCAATATTCCATTATTAAGCATGGCCAGTTGTGAATCCCAACCACTCGTATTATCCCAATTCATTTGCAGTATCTTTGCATCGCCCCCGGGCTTTCCCGTTGTCATCTTAGAACTGGCAACAAATGCTTCTACTGCTCCAATCCTATCGGATGTACTCGATTTATTTGCAGATGTCGGACGCGTTGCAATATAATTAAGCAACATACTTATTCCTGCCGGTCCCGCTGGTCCTTGCGCACCAGTATCTCCTTTGGGTCCCTGAACACCTTGAATTCCTTGTGGTCCAGTTTCTCCCTGTGGTCCTTGTGGCCCTTCCGGCCCCGTTGCTCCGGTGTCTCCTTTGGGTCCTTGTGGTCCAGTTTCTCCGGTGTCTCCTTTAAGGCCTTGTGGTCCCTGTGCTCCGGTGTCCCCCTTCGCACCAGTATCACCCTTTTCCCCTTGTTCTCCCTGCGGTCCCGTTGCTCCAGTATCTCCTTTAGGACCTTGCGCCCCGGTATCTCCTTTCTCTCCTTTAAGACCTTGTGGCCCCTTAAAATTTCCAATCAAAAATTTTGCCATTGTATCACTTCCTATCTATTCATCCGGTAATATTAAATAAATGTCTCCAGTAGAATCTATTTCAAATTGAGGCGGTGTCTCATCATCTGTAGTAACCGCATATAGGTTTCCGTCAGCGTCTCCCATCAGATAAAAGAATCCATTAATTGGATTGATTACACCACTGTCACCTCTCTCGCCTTTATCTCCTTTATCTCCTTTTGGACCTTGAATTCCTTGTGGACCTTCTGGTCCGATTTCACCAGTTGCACCTCTTGGTCCTTGTAATCCTTGTGGTCCTGTTTCTCCGGGTACCCCCTGCAAGCCTTGTACCCCGTTTTCTCCAGTATCTCCTTTATCTCCTTTTACTCCCTGTTCTCCTTTTGGACCAGGCAGTCCTTGTGGCCCCTGTGGTCCACGCACTCCCTGAATTCCCTTTTCACCTTGCACACCTTGAACTCCCTGTGGACCTTCTGGACCAATTTTTCCTTCTGGTCCGGTCAGTCCCTGCACACCTTGCGGTCCGCAATCACCTTTCTCTCCCTTTTCACCTTGCACACCGTCTTTTCCTACATCGCCTTTCTCTCCCTTTTCTCCATCTGCGCCTTTGTCACCTTTGTCACCCTTCTCTCCCTTATCACCCTTCTCTCCTTTTTCTCCCCGTAATCCGCCGCTCTCTAACTGTTGCTTTAACTTGTCTGCAATCTCTTTTGCTTCCTTTGCCATCTTTACAGTTTCCTGCACTTGACTAAATTTCTTTTCTGTCTCAGAAGTCATATTATCCAGTTCAAGATTATTTAAGATATAACTTAAATTATCTATCAGACGTATTATCCATGAATTCAACTTCTGAATATTTTTTCCATCCATACCATCTAATTGGATAGGGTCAAATTGCAACGTGGCCATTAATATCCCCCCTGTTCCAAAACTTTGGAAATGCTGTAAACCCTTGCATCCCCTTTCCCTCTTAACCGGATTCTCATATGATCACATCGAATCGGAAATATGGGTATTTCAAAACTCCGCATTGTTACAAAAGATGGAGTATCTCTCCTACTTTGTTCATATTTAGACTCCATATGTGCAGCCTCCTCCCATACTCCACAGGAATCATACATTACATCTACATCTAATTCTGAATCTAACGGCAAAGACAACCTCAAACATATTTTTGATATATACTTGTTATTGGGATAGCTTATCCCTATCAAGCCGGTTTCCGCACTCCACTCAAGTATTGTTTCCAGTCCTTCCTCTGTCGTGTAATCCCTTGATGTAGTCTCCATTACTTTTCTATCATTCATATAAAGCAAAGACCCATCCAGGTTTACGAATTTATCCATACTGCATAAAGATGTCTCATCCTCTTTGTGCCACATTCCTTTACTCGAATCATACACAAGTGTCTCGTAACGAGTCGTGCGTATATTTTTCCCGTGCATATAGTATTTTGCCCCCAGTGCACCTGCCCTTACCTTTTCGTAGCGTTCTCCACCTAATGCTGCACTAATTGATACCGGAGTACTTCCGTCATACGCACACACATCCTCGCGTGATTTGTAATACAATATTTCATTCACAAGCACCAGACTTTCCGAACATCCCTTTTGCACACCACGGCATCGCTGCGTATTAATCTGATAATTTGCCGGATAAGAACCGTATACCTTATGAATACAATCCTCTTTGAAAAACAAAACTTGTCCGCCGTATGCTGTACATCCGGTAAATTCTCCATCACTGCCGACCGTTGCCGCATATGAATCTGCCGCAGTACCCAGATAAGAATACCAATTTGTCATATCTCCCTGCTTACAGCAGTAAATTTCATGTTTCTCCGAAGAACACCCCCATATACGGTTGTCACTTTCACACACATAATCCATATCCGGAACACTACGTTTCAATGTAATTACTCCAGTTTGTGTTGTATTATTGGTAAGCAGAGCCGTTACAATGATGAAATCATCCTTTTTATCCCAGATTGCCATATCCTGATTAAACGTATCAGCAATGCTTCCCGTCACACCATCAATCTTCACTACGTCATATTTTTCAAACGGCTTCCCTATGCCCGGATTTGATATTTTGGTATAGCTTGTAGCCACTGCCGTCCACTGGTTCTCGGATTCATTCCACAACTTCAATGCATTTGGTGTTGTCCCAGTATCCATCCAGTAAATGGCACCATTAGAGCATGTAGTTATCTTTGTCCAGGTAGTCGTATACTTTTTAATCACATGCGGTGTCGATGATGTATCCAGCCACAAATCATCTGCCTTCGGTGATTGAGGTGACGCTGCTCCGATAGACGGTGCCTTTGTAATAGGGGTAATATCTGCCCCATCCAGCGTACACGTGGAAAATGTTACCGTTCCTGCCGTTGCCTTTGATGCCTCCATATCTTTCAGCGTCTTGTCATTTGTATTAAATATCTTTTTGTCCGGCCAAATAGCCACATACGCCCCCATACCACACATTACTTTAGTGCTTTTCGCAAGCTGACCAATAATCTGCCAATCGTTCATTTCTTTGTCTGTATATACTAAGTTGCCATCCTCCACAAGCAAAATTCCGTTTTTCGCATACATTCCATAGATTTCTCCGGTACGAAACAGCATTCTTCTCTTTCTTCTGGGTGCCAGTGCCGGGTAATAATCGGATGTCATGTTCTTCTCCATATAAAATTCATTTTCCCCACAATTCATGGTATGGTTGTACCCGCCAAAAGCAGATATCATATCCCTTGTTGTTTCCATTTCTGTAGCTGGTGTTATTGTCAAGGTTACACCCCCGTTCTTTTTGGCTGCATTGGCATATGATTTCGAATATACCAGTTCTTAAAATCCTGATACCCATTACTGAATACCGCAATCTGGTTATTGTACATTCCCATATCACGATTATAAAAATCGATTTGAGCCATCAAATAATCAACATACACTTTCGCATAGGTATCCGGTATTAATAGGTCTTCATTCATATGTTCTTCATCATATCCATCAAATACAACGTCCACATTTTCTTCATACCTGCTAATTACCTCATCATAAACTTGTCCATCAAGCATCGATAACCATTCAATTTTTTCCATGTCCGAAAATCGATTTGGTCTTAACCGGTCTGCTTTTTCAATTGCTTCCTGCACTCTCAACTTTCTCACCTCAACCTAAAAAAAGCGGGGAAGGTCACTGCTTCCCCGCAACTTTCCTCTTATCAGGGGAACTAATTGCTTTCATTTTTTGCTACTAACTCAGAAATCTTTGTTTCTGTTTCCTCGTCTGCTTTTTCAGAATTACGCAATACCTCAGCCACATAATATGGCACCTCAACTTCCACTCCGCGCTGAATACGGAATGTAGTTCCATTTACAACTACGGTAACGTCTTCCGAATATTTATCCTTGTCTTTAAACAATTTAATCTTAACCAAACGCGTAATATCGTCCTTTTTTGCTGTTGCCATGATTTTTCCTCCTTTTTCAAATGGGTTCCCCTCGAAAAGAGAACCCATCCTCTTAGTTTGCTGTTACTGTGCCGGCTTTAAAACCACACGACTCAATACGAATCATGTACTGTTCCACCAGACGCTCTGCCGTCTTAATAGCTTTCCAGCCAACCGTTGAACGCTGATTCAACGGGTCTTCTCCCGAACCCAGCTGTTTGACAATATGCTGTAATCCGCCACCTTCTACTTCGGTTACACCGTAGGCGTGTGCTGCAATTACCATTGTGCAGTAAACCGCCAAACCTTCCGGACAAGTTTCGTCTTTCAGAATTTTGGCTTCTGAATTTTCTACGAAACGAATATTTCCAATGCGTCCGATTTCACCCTTCCACATCTTATCCGGTGTCGTGTACTTATTCCATTCCTCAAATCCCTTTGATGTTTTCACATCATAAGCAGCGTTCGGATGAATAACACATACAAAGGCATCCTCTATTGTTTCCGCGTTTACACTTCCAAGATAGGCTGCTGCCTGCAAAAAGATATCTACATTCAATTTGCAGGTTCCATCCAATGTCTTTCTTGTAAGGACCTCTGTGCCGTCCGATTTAGGTGCATACATTACATTGGTGCCACCGCTAATTACATCACGCGTAATGGTATCTAATGTACGTCCAGCCTGCGAACCACTTAACTTTGTAGCCTGCACCACATTGTTATCAATTGCTGTGAGTTCCAGCACATCCGTAAGAGTGATATAATCACCGTACTGCTGTACCTCGGATTTAACCGTGGTCACCTTCATCTTACTACCATCCGGTGTCACGCCTTCCTGCAAAGGTTTCGTGTTCTTCGGTAACGAATCATACTTTCTAAATTCGATTACCTTACCACCGTTTTTCGGAATTGGATATTTATCACCAAACTGGTCAAACACCAATTTGGGCTCTGCCATCGTAATCAGAGATTTTTCATAAAACTCTTTCATCTCGGCAGTCATTCCCGAGTCACCTGTTGTATTTGGATTTAAATTCCCTGCAAACATCTGTAAAGACATTCGTTTTGCCAATTTTCTTGCTTTGTTCATTTTACTTACCTCCATTCTGCACATCGGTCAGAATGTAATTTTCTCACCGCGTGCGGCTCTTTTTGATAACTCATCGATATCTTTTGCTGTCAACTTGCTTATGTCAATTTTCTGCTCTACGGGCTTTGAAGAAGTATTTGTTCCATTCTCAGCCGGACGCAAGCCTTTCGCGCGAATACCATCCGTCACGCGCTCCGCTGTTTTAGCTGATGCCATCTGCATAGCTCCTCGCATGATTTCATCGTGATGCGCAACTTCGTACGCTGTTCTTACATCAATGCCATTCTGCAGCAACTGTAGGAAGTCTTTATTCTCAACCTCCTCATCAAAGCTAAAATTCGGATAAATTTCCTTTAATGCGTCTGCCTCTGACATCCACTTGCTATACGTTTCATCTGCCTGACGAATTCTCTGCGTTTCCTCAGCCGCTCGTCTGAATTCTTCATTCTGTTTTTCCAAACGATAGAATTCACGATACTGTTCCGTGGACATTCCCTTTGCCATGGCACGCTCTTCGAACATGGAATCATCCTCTTCCAATGCCCTTAACATGTCATCCGCATCTGCGGTCTTGTCCAATCCATAGCGCTGTGCCACAAAATCAAGGACTTTCTGCGATGATGATAACCGCTCTTCCATTTCCTTGGTCTGCTTAAATCTGTCGTTAATCACCTTCTGAACACTCTGGTTATATTCATCTTTGAACTCCCCTTTAATCATGTTCTTCCACTTGGTTCCTCTGTCCTCTGTACTTTCCTCACCGGTGTCTGTCTGTACCTGGACAGTCTGCTGGTCGTTCTGACCCTCTAAGCCAGTCTCAACTTCTGCGCCTCCTGCTTCTCCTGCGCCCTCTGCAAACAACTGCAAATAAATTTTGTTTTTCATAGGTTTCATTCCTCCATCGTCTTTCCGAAGTGTCGCTATCATCGTCTTTCCGAAGTGTCGTTTCCATCGTCTTTCCGAAGTGCCAGTGGTTTTCACATCACTACCATATCACGGTTTAAATTTCGTTTACCCCCAAACTCCCATGGTTTTTGAAATTAAAATTTTTATGTACTCCGGATACTGTTCCTCCAGAGCAAGCAAAGCATCTACAACCATATCAAACACAATGTTCGCTCGTAACTTACTTCTGTACGCCGTATGAATCATAGCAAGTCCGCTCTTGACTTCCACCTGCTGCCCCGGATACATTTCTTCATGATTTTCAATTTCGTTTGCCAGCATACCAACAATTACGGATACTGCAGCACATACAATATCCTTTCCATGTTCCGCGTATCCTGCATGTCCCACTACATTCAATTCAAATTTTTCTTTTGACCACTCAATTTGTATACTTAACATACTAATACTCCTATACACTCGCCATACTGCTTGCCTGCTCTTTTGCTCCATCCAAACGCTCACTCTTTGTCATGGCTCCACCTAAGGAATCATTTTTCATTGTCTGTTTAGAGTCCTGCCCCGGAGGATTTGGGTCACCACCATTTACGACCTCCTGCCCCTGCATTCCAGTCATCTGCATCAATTGCTGTACCTGCTGCTGCAGTGCCATCAACTGCTGGTACATGGTTCCATTATCCTGTATTTTCATAATAATTTTTTCTTTGCCCTCAAACTCCATCATATCAAGGCATGCCAACGATGCATCCGCATTTCCGGGAGCGAAAAAGCCTTTATCATAAAACTGGAGTGCGAGTTCATTCTGCGCCATTCGTGAGTAAGTTGATTTCTTGGCCGCCGATACAGTAACGTCAAAGATAGGCAGTCTCTCTCCTACTTCCACGCCCATCTCTTCTCCACCATCCTGCGGAATCATGCCACCATTATCAAAGGTTGCAAATTGCTGTTCTCCTTTTTCGCCCAGTATGCGAAATTTACGTGGTTCATCATAAAACTGACGTATCAGTTCAATAACCATGTAACATTCTTCCATATATGCCCGATAGGTTCCTCGAATCATATCACGCGACAACTTACTTCCTGCCTCCTGCAAGGCGGCAATTGCCGTAGCAGCAGTAACACCACTTTGTGTACTTCCCTGCGAGAAGTCACGGTTACCTGATGTTTCTTTCAATTCGTTTATCTTTTCCTCTTTTACGTTGATACACTGTGTTGGCGGAACTACTGATTGCATTGGTTGAATATCATCCGGATTTCCGGTGTAGTGTACAACTTCCTTAGTCCAGTCGTTAAATTCATCCTCATTGATTCCTCCCGTGTCTTTTGAAAGGTATCTGGCTTTGCTTGCCTTGATAGCAGAATCCAATATTACCTGGTCTAATTTGTCAATATAAAGCTGTGGGTCTTTCATGATATCTATGTAACCAAATCCCACTGGTGTCCCCTCTTCCGGGAACATAACATCAAACACATACGGATACATCCCATGGTCATAATATCCTCTTTCTACATACTCCGGATCATTTTCGGATGCATACAGAATCTTGTCATTTACGAATTTGCAGTAATGCAGTATATCCTTTGTTCCATTGTCTTTTTTGTAGTACCAATCTACAACATACGATTTCTCCGAAGTGTCGACATTTTCCGCGTTGATATATTTAGTTAGTACGATGTCACTTCCCGTCAAATCAATATCCGGATAACGCTGTTTTAAAATTTCGTTATCCATCAATTCCACATGGAAAAGGTTTGCAGATTCCTGAATCTTGTTAATACCCGGTTCCCAAAACAAATTCAGTATATCTATTTTGGCAATGTTAATATCACCAACGCCATTGTTCTTACGCGAATCCCATACTATCTTTTTCACACTGGCTCCCTGTTTCAGTTTGTACCACGCACAATCGTTATACGTTTCTTCGTATCGATTGTATTCAAGAACTACCGGCAGAATGGAGGTCAGTGTTTTCGCCGTCTGTTCATCGGATGACTCACGTGCCAGTACGGTAGGTTCCGGGAAGTTGTCCATCATATCCGCATGCTTGTTATTAATCGAGTTGTGCAGCCACGCAGAAACCGGCTCTGTCATTCCTTTCTTTTTTTTCTTCTCCTCCGATTCAACAATTCGCCAATGGCGTAATTTCCACCATTCTTCATTGGCTCTTATTTTTCTATCGAACCGGTCTTTCCCCTCTTTGTATTTCTTTAGTGTTTCCGCCGCTTTTCTCACATCATCCTCTGTCAGATTTGTGAGTTTTTCTTTCTCATACTGTTGCATTTCCTCTTGTGTGTTTGGTTCTCCGGCACTTCCATCCAATCCTGCCTGCGGTGTCGACTTTTCGACACTTTCAGGCATAGGTGTCCTCTGATCTTCCATCTTTTTTTCTTTCTTTTGTGCAAATAATTGTAAATTCATATTCTGCCTCCTAAATCATATAAAATTCATATCTGTTTGCATCTTCATTTGAGGTTGTCCTTTGATTCAAAGGATCATCCCCTATATGGTCACGCTCCAGCACATTTTTCCTTGGGGATATTGGATTATCCATAAGCACATACCGGCACTCATCATAAATATGGTCTTCCTGTGTAGTATCAATATCCTCCACATCGCTCTCGCTATACACAAGTGCCGGGATTGTTCGGATAAAGTGTTTACATGTATCAAATACCTGGAACATGGTATCTCCATCTTCATCAAATGCCATCCGGTAATGATACTGCATCTTTCCGGCAAGTCTTGCATTATCGCCCGGACTAAAGAGAATGTTGTTTGGGTGTTTCTCCATCATTTCTGCAATGGATTCACCACGTGAGCAATCCCATATGGACGGGTCTGCGATACCTATTATCTTTCTGCCTTTGAGGTTTGGGTCCTCATTTTCAATTTCCCTAATGTGTTTTGCCTGCTGGGTTGGGTCTAACTCCAGTCCCACATTGG